TTTGTGCCGTTCTTGTCGAACTTGGTCCACGTGTAGGTGAACTTCTTTGTAGCGGTGGCTTCGTCCTCAATCTTTTCTGTACCACGATACACTCGGGCGCAAAGCGTGGTTGAGCCTTGCCCGTTCTTAATCTGCAAACCAGTGGGCGAGAATATTTCTACCGAATAGGGGTCGGTGCGGTCCTCGAAAGTTACGATTGCTTCCGACTTTTCGGTACCGTCCTGTGCCTCACACTTGAAGGTTTGCACGTTCAGCACGTCGCTTGCCTTAACGGTGAGCGTTGATACACCTGCGGCAGTTGCAATGCCCTGTGAGAGCAGCTCCCACGTTTGCGTTTTTAAGTTCAGCGAGTACCAGCGGAAGGTAATGCCGTCAATATCTTGCACTCCGCCACGAAAACATTTGGCTTCTGCCGTAAGCGTATTAACGTTGTTGCTTGCATCGAAGCTGTTGCCCTTCGATTGGGTTAGCACCACTTGGAATAGCGCACCAGCGTTGGCGGTTTTGACTACGAAGCCTTGCGCCTCGAGCGTGGTATCTTGCCCGGTCTCATCGTCGTGATATACTGCTGTTATCTTGATGGGCAGCGAATTGCCTACTATATTGCCTTTGATGGTAAGCGCACCACCTGCCGATATGGCAGCCGCAGAGTATTGTCCGCTGGTTGCCCCTGCATTCACCACCGTTCCACCTACGTCGTACTTCAGAGTGGTAAGTTTGCTTACAAGGTTAGTGCCGTTGCCCGTAACATAAACCTTTGGAGTAACCACGTTGTTGTCGCTACCAAAGTTGGGCGTAAACACCTTTGTGTCGGGGTTATACATCTGCACGGGATACTTAATATCCATCAGCAGCTGCACTTGTTTTGCATCGTTAAGGTCTACTATAGTTACCTGTCCTCTTGCTTTAATTGTTGCCATTGCGTTTTGAATTTAATGTTGTGTGAAATTTTATTCTATGTTTACTATGCAGTCAATCTGTGCCTTCAGGTTCACCTCTTCGGCACTAATGGTAGTTCGGTTGCCAATTGCCTCGTGTCGGGCGTTCCATGCCGTGTCGAAGTCGGTATTGCCTGATTGTATCACCCACGAGAATTGGTTGGGCAGTAGCGAGGCTGTAATGTCCTGTTCGCCATGCAGCACGGTAGCCACAAGGGCAATTTGCCCCTGCCCATTGTGTATAATGTTGCCGCCACTTTCCGACAGAATTTGCACCGTGTAGGGCGATGTGCCGTCTTCGCCTTTGGTTGCGTAATGCTTCCATCGGGAAGACTGTTCCGTAGGTTCATCGGTGTTATTATCTTCCATCGATAGCCACGTGCCACCGCCATAATACCACGCTTCGTATCGGGCAGCCACCATGCCGGGTGTCCAGTCGCCACGATAAATCACGTTAGGAATGCGCTCGCCATCTGCACTTATCCATTCGAAGCGTTGGCTGTTCATATAAATCTTGTCGCTGGAAAGGTGGAATATGGCGTTGCCTTTAGAGAGCGAAAAGTCGTGAATGTTGCGATACACCTCGATAGTGCCACCCTCCTCTTTCGATGTGGTAATCATCGTAACATTCATTCTGTTGCGGTGCAGCGTAGGGTCAATGCCGTTAGCAACGTCCCAAAGCGTGTTATGCCCACACAGCACAATGTTGTCGCCAGCCATTGGAGCATCGTTCTCTGTGCTTTTATCCCGATAAGCGTCATCGTCCGTAATAACGATATACGCCTTTTCGGTAGCCGATTTCTGTGCCACCTCCGACACTACGCGCCAGTAGTAACGGTTGCTCACATTCTCGTAAACACCAGCTTTGATATTGAAAGTCTGGCATAGTGCCTGGTCGCCCGGCTCCCAATCGTTCGTTATAGCCTTATCGCCATCGTCCGTGTGTAGGTAACATTTCCATCCACCACTAACAGGCACCACCTTTTCTATAATGGCATTCGCACCCGACAGCACAATGTTGCCCCCGATGTGCTTATACTCATCAATCTGTAGGCTGCGAAATATAGCCTTGCCAATCACTTCGAGATAGTCAATCTGTCCGTGCGCTCTGCCCTTTTCGTCAAGCCAAACACCAAAGCCGTTAATGGTGCGTTCAAATCCCAATGTCTGGATAGCCTTCAGCAAAGCATTGCCCTCGCCATCAATACCAGCCCCATTGTTAAATGCAACACCCTTTAAGAAGGTAATCAGCTCCTGTGCTGTGTCGGGGGTGTTCTTGTTGAGAAATTCCTTAAGTGCACGCTTGGCAGAAAATACATTGTGTTCGCCAGGTAGCGTATCGTCGCCACTGCCTATAATATCGGGAATATCATTTGCAACCTCGCCTATATAGTGCCTTACGTCGTTAATGCTGCCTTCCATTGCCGCAATCTTGCCTTTTGCCACAGCATCGCTTATTTCGATGCTTACAAGCGTCGGCAGGTTTACGCTGCGCGAAAGGCGGGTAATACGGCTCATACGATAGCCAGCGGGGGCAAAATATTCTGCACTTTCAAGCCGTATGCGTCTGCCAAGAAAAAGGTCGGCATGCTGCTGCTCCACCCAAACGTGGTCGGTGTCAGCTTTATATACCGAGTTGTCTACGAAATTTTCTTCATTGAATTTCTTTACCGCCTCCAAGAACTCTTTTTCGGCAAGCGGGTAGTATTCATCAGGCATGCGCAAGTGCGACAATATGTATTTGTCGCCCACCTTCGGCACAAGCACGCCACCCGGCACTTGCATCGTGTCGTTGGGGAAGATGGTGATAATTTCAAATTCTTTCGCTTTATCATCATAGTTTACCTCAAAATAGTGCTCCTCGCTCGTGCCTTGCCCAGCAAGCTCGCTGCCTTCCTGAAAGGCAACACGCATTACGTAGCCACCTATTTTATATTGGTTGGGGTTGAAGTTAAGTTCCTTATCCTTGAAGTAATATATGGTGAATGGCTTACCATCTTTGCCAGTGCGCTCCTGCGAACGCACAGCCGACACCGTACCAATACGGCGTGGGTAAATATCGGCAAAGGCAGCTTCTTCAAAGTGGTGCACCACACCGTATTTATCCACGTCTTTATCTACGTACTTCTGTCCACCTGGCAATTGCAGACGGGTGTGCCCGTATTTGTCTCGGTCAATGTTCTTTGTGCTGCCCAATGGGAAGAGGCGCGAATAGAACTTTACGTTGTTGGCTTTTTCACGTTCCAACGATATAAGCCCCTTTTGGTAGCCCAACGTTAAAGGCTCTCCATATTGTGCCTTCGATATGTTGAGCGTTGTGCCGTTCTCAAACCAAAATTCCGTTTTCGCCGCCTTGGCGAGCATATCCAAAGCATCGTTACAATACGTGCCTTTATAATCTATGACCAGGTTCTCCGTCTGCTTCACTTCGCCTAACTTGAACAACTGCTTGCCGATGGCGTTGTTTATCGATGCCAGTATTATCTTGGCGTGCTCTGCAGCAGGGGCAGTAAGCGTAAAGATAGGGGTGTTTTCGTTATCGGTGTAATTTATCACCAAAAAACGCTTTACAAGACTTTCAATGCCGTAAAGTGTTAGGTTGTATTCCCACTCCCTCGTACTCTTCATACGGGGTTTGAAACGTTCCATCAACCAATAGCGTTCGCCACAGAACTCCACATAGTCGTTTACGTCCAGTTGCACGTATTCGTACAGCGTGAACGTTAGCGACAGGGTATTGTCGCCTTGCAGCTGCTTATCTTGCCTACCATTTGCCCCGTCGGCTATGCAGCGTACCGTATCTTCCTTTGTGAAAATTTCTATCATCGTTTGAACGCTATTTAAATATCGTTTAAATACTCTTTAAAAGCTGGGATTCGGCTCGCGGAATGTGGCATGTAGTGCGCCACAGTGCGCTTCTTCCACCCATAGGTTGGTAAGGGCATCAAAGGGCGTAAACTCCGTTAAGAAGGTGCGCATCTCAAGCCCCAGTGGCGGGAACGTCCATACAAGCCACCCGTCATTGCCTGTCTTCAATGCCTGAACAAAGCGGCGGTAACGCTGTAGGAATTGCGCCTTGCTGTCCGCCATTATGGCGAAGTGCAGCTTTATATCGCGGGCTTCGCTTTTTGGCAGAAGTCGATCGGAATACTTTTCGCCGTCCTCCTCACGAAAGACTACCGCCACGTGCGCCTTCATCTTGGCAGGTGTCAGCAGGGCTTCGAGGTTCTTCTGCTCGCCCGCCTTTTCTTCGCGCAGGAATACGTGGTACTCCGTCCAAATGTCTTTTCCATTTAGCAATACTTGATTTTCGAGTATATCCATTTTATTTAACTTTAATACCATCACGTGCCAACACCTTTATATCGTCGGCAATATCTTCCAGTCGCTCACAATGCTTCGTGTAGCGTTCGATCCTTTCAAGGTGGCGTGTAGATGCCTGCATCTGCTTTACGGCATCTTCGAGCTTTATGTCCATCGACGCCAGGTGTATCTGTGCCGACGTCATCAACCCCTCGAGTTTAGTACCCTGCGCCTGTGTCATTGTCTCAAGGCTGCCTGCGCGCCCTTGCTGTGCCGCACCACCAAAGATGTCGATACCATGCTCCTTTGCCTTCTTTTTAAAGTACTCCAGCAGCGATGCAGCCTTGCCGCTGTCTGCAGACACGTCGGCGGTGAGCCTGTCCAATATGCGAGCATAAGCGGCAAAGCGTTCCTCTTCTGAAAGGTGCTCATCGGTGGCGTACTTCTCCATATCCTTTTGTGCTTTCAGGAAGTACTTTTGCAACACAGCAGAATACACCATATCAGCACCTAACTTTTCAAGCATACGCCCAACGCTCTCCACCATTGCCTTGCCTGCATCTGTACCGCTTCTAAAAGCGTCCACCAGCGCATTGGTAATTGTATTGCCCAATTCGCCGAAGATGTCCGTGAGGTAGTTGCGTATTTCCTTGAATGCTTCTTCCTGCTGCTTGGCAAGGTCAATAAGGTGTTGCAGGGCTTCCTTGCTTGCGTCGCTCATCTTCCGCGTTTTTAAAATGCTTTCGGCGAGTGATATGTTGAATTTACCGTTAGCATCGAGCAGCTTCGGGTATTCGGACAGCAAGCTACTGTAAGTGTCCTTGCCTTTGCCCCAGCCAAACAGACCTGTCTTCTTGTGTCCTGTTACCACCTTTATATCGTTGGCTTTCTTCCACGCCTTTTCAAACTCCTCGGCAGCCTGCGCCATTACATGTATGGCATTCGTTGCCTTGCCGTATCTGTCAGTGCCAAAAGCAGTCGTACCCCGTTCATACAATAAGGCTTCCTGCATCAGCAGCAAGTTGTACGCCTGCTGCTGTGCGATACGCTCTTTCATGATGGCATTGAGGGCTGCACGGTGTCGTGCACCTGCAGAAAACGCCTTACCAATAATATTGATGGCTTCGCCTACCGCTGCCATGACGCCGCCCACTACACCACCATTGGCAAAGCCTTTGGCGATATTTGACACACCTTTCATGACGTCTTCTATCGTGCCCATCGCTTCCGCCATGCTGTCGTTGCCTATCTCTTCAAACATTTTCGATAAGCCACCAGCAATATTGGCTACTTCGCCGGCAACTTCTGCCGATGCCTCGGCAAGCCGCTTTATTTTCTTTTCTTTTTCGCTCTTATCGTCTTTATCCTTACCATTTAGCAAGTCATCGATGGCAGCTTTCAACGCCTTGAAAGGGTTCTTTTTCAGGCTTTCTTGTTTTAGCTTTTGCCACTGATCCATGAATGCTTTCAATGCTTCGGGCGACTGCTGGAGCCGCTTCAGCTGTTCGGGCGTTATGCCCATTTGCGCAATGTCATTCTGTGTGATGGTACGCTTGGTATTGCCTTTTTTATCCTTGATGACGGCTGCTCCATCGGCGGTAAGCTCACCTTTCGCCATTGCGTCCATATACGCCTTCAGGTCGGCGAGCTTGGCAATTACCTTATTTATCTGCTTTACGCTTTTTTCTGCAGGGTCTTCGAACATCTCGACGAAGATGCTTGCGCTGCTCTTCATTTCGTCGAGCTCCTTGTCGTTGATTTCCTTTAGTGCCTTTTCCTTATCTTTTTCGAGCTGCACCAATGCGGCATCTATGATGTTGGCGTTATCCTTGTTTCGTCGTGCCAACAGCGTTGCCAGCTCCTTCGTGTAGTTCGTCTCAACAGCCATTCTCTGGGCATTGTAGTCCTGGTGCTTTGACAGTAAGGTGTCCAAGGCTTCTTCTTCCTTCTTCTTCTCTTCCTTTACCTTATCGTCGTATTCTTTCTTTTCCTTTTCGGCGATAGCGGCATACTTGTCGCTGTACATCTGTGCAGCCTGTATGCGCTGTTTGGCAGCATCGGCACTTATTTGCGCCTCCTTTTCGGCACTGACAGCCACACCTCCTTTGCGCAGCTTCTTCACCAATTCCTTGCGCTTGGTCTCTTCCTCAAATATGCGCTGCTTCTCCTCTTCGTATTGCAGCAAGGCTTCGGCACGCTCCTTATCGTAGCCCTCTTTCATAAGTGCCACGCGTGTTTCGGCTATCTTTTTTTGCGCTGCTTTTTCAAGTTCGGCAAGCTCTTCTGCCTCGCCCGACAAGTCTTCTTTTTTATCTTTCTTTATTTTCTCCTTTTTTGTCTTTACCTTCGGCTCTTCATAGCCCTTGTTTTCCACCTTATTGAGGGCAGGCATATTTTCAAGGGCTTTCTGTGCGTAGGCTTCTGTTTGCTTTTGATTTTCAGCAAGCTGTTTTGTCAGCTCCTTGTTGTCTTCCAGTCGCTTGTTCACCTCTTTCCTAAGATTGTCGTTCGCCGTGCGACCTGCACCCATACCAATACGGGTAGCTCCTCCACCGACGGTCATGCCACCTATCATTTCGGTGGTATAATCCTTGCTGCCTTTCTTTTTGTAATCTTCGTCTGCTTTTTTAAGGCGCTTTTTGTTCTCGTTTATATATTTGTCATTTTTATTTTTTTTATCTTCCAGGTCTATGCGTTCCTTGGAAAGTTTCTCCACTCGCTCCTGATAGGCACGTGCCATGGCAGCCTTCATAATGTCAGCTGCCAACTGTCGATAAGCCGTTGCCGCACGTCCTGCAAGAATAGCTTCCGTTTTCATATTGCCAAAATAAGCAGGATACGCTGCTTGCAAGTTCTTCACTGCAGCCTTTCTGTCCCTCAGACTCTTTGTGTTATCCTGTGTGGCTTTATAAAGTATATCGAGCTTTGCTTTTTGTACAGCCGCCGAGCGGGCAACCTCCCGCATTTCTTCTGCTGCCTTCTCCTGTGCAGCGGCACTCTCTTTCGCCGCTTCACTGTTCTTGTACCACATGGTGATAACGGCACCAATGGCTACCGACAATCCCAGTGTCAGCGTTGCCATCAACGCACTGGCAGCAGCGGAAGAAATGCCGAGTGCCGTTGCAAGGCGGGCATTGGCAGCCGTCCACATGTCAGTAGCCTTCGACACAAATTTTATTCGGAACGCCGAATCCTTGTTCAGGGCATTGAATACCTGCTGAATGCCCATCGTTATAGCCATCACACTTTGCAGGCGTGTCTGAACGCGTGCGAGTTCCTCGTTTTCGCCTACGAATAACGACATTACGCCAGTACCGGCGGTAACAGCACCGCTAAGCCCGTTCAGTCCTGATGCCATTGCCTCCCAGTTGGCATCATCGGAAGCAAGTGCCTTTGTCTGTGCCCGGACGTCGCCTAAGGTGTCGCAAAGCTCGGCAGCCCGCTTTGCCATTCGCTGGTATTGTTCCGTATGCTGTTCCCCGGAAAGGCGCATGCGTGCCATCTCCTGAATAAGGCTGCGGTACTCTTTCGTTAGCTTGCTTACCGAGGCAGAAGCCTTCTTGTGCTCCGCCTCCAAATTAGCCAGCGCACCTTTTTCTTCTTCCAATACGACCTTGCAGGCACGTATATCCAGCATTAGTTCGTTTTGCGCCTTACCCGGTGCTATTTTCTCATATTGTTTTTGCAGACTTTTAAGGTCGCTCTCCACCTGCTTGACCACAGCCTTCTGTGCCGCTATCTTCTCGGTGATGGAAGATGCTGCCTGCTCTGCTGCCGTAGAGAGCCTGCCTGTTTCCTTGGCGGCTTCCTTCGTCTTGTCGATAAGGTCGCCACCGAATAAGTACTCTATTTCGATACCGTTATTCATCGTTCAGTCTGCTTTGGAAAAAGCCTATCACTGTCTTAGGCTGTTCCGCTATTTTGTTATCTTTTGTATTATTGTTTTTTGATAGAGTAGCTGCTTGGTCAGCATCTATGTAGCGCGGTGCATCGGCAAGCATCATCAGCAGTGTTTGGTAGTTCACGCCCCACATGATATAGTCTACTGTCCAGCCTGTTGCTTCGGCAATCTGCCACACGAATCCAAAAGGGCTATGGGAGCTTTCAAAAAAGCCCTTTAACTCCCCTTCTTTACTTGGCTCAACCTTGGACGGAGTGGGTTGCTCCATTCTAAGGATTTGATAATATTCGTAAAATGCTGCGTGCCGATTAGCGGAATGAAATGCAGATTGGCAAGCAATAAGAAGGTATCGTCCACCAGCCACAACAGCAGCCAAGCCAGCAGCGGCGCAAAGATAGCTGACACCTTGCTGCGGCAGATGGTGAGTGCCACCATTTGGGCTACCGTCTTGCCGTGCCGGGCAATGAATTGCAGCTGCTCATCTTTCGTGAAGGCTTCCATCTCTTCATAGCTGACACCCATACTAAGGAATTTCCGCGCTATACGTATTTGATTACCAAAGCAAGGGCGGCGCATCGTAAGGCGCAAGCTGATGAGCTTCTTTTTAAAAGGAATCTTCCACTGTAGAAGTGGAATGGAAACGCCGATGTCCAAAAGGGCTTCCGACGCTTCCACCTCTACTTTGTTCGTTTTCATCAGCCTTGCTGTGTGAGGTTCACATCTACCTTCTTGCTTGGGTCAACCTTCAGCTGGAAGGTTATCTTGCCTGTGCGCTGCGCACCCGTGTTGTTGGCTGCGGTAATGAGCACGCGTCCACCCTTTGCCTCGGCTGTGAAGCCTGCAGGTGCAGCACTCATAGAGAATGCGCCACTGGCGGAAATGTCCACCACCTTTGTCTCACCCGCCTTCTTGAAGGTAATCTCCGTTGGATTCGCCTCAATGAAAGGCTTTGTATCAACGATTTTGAACGGCGCACTGTCGTCGCCCGATGTCAGCACCTCAAGCTCGCATTCGATGTGTAACGGGTCGTCGCCGCCGAGCTTACCGCGTACCATTCCTTCCAATGATGCCTTGGCAATTTCAACAGTCTGCCCAGTACCGGAAATAATCTTCACAGCACCTTCCAACATTACGCTTTCTGACGGAGCTTCCCAGCCGTCTTCCGTTACCGTGCCGCCCATCACTGCCACGCAGTTATCCGGGAGCAGCTCAATAAGATTGAACTTCAATACGTTTGACGCAGCTTTCTTGCGTATCTTCTTCACGGGGCTGTTGCGCACCTGCGCTGCATACAGCTTGATGTATTCGGCAGCGTCGCCACCCCAATCTATACCATCTTCAGCGATGTTGCCAATTTTCTTGCCATTAAAGAAAATGGCGTCAAGCAACATGATATAACCGTCGTTTGTTTCTTTCATTTTATCAATTTATTATTGTACCAACTAAAAATTTTAATACCTGCGAACGCCAATGCGCCCAATAATACCAATGTGCCGATAAGTTGCAGCAGCTTTTGGTAGGTGGTAGGTGGCTTCACTATTTTGGTTTTCGAGATCTTGGCAACACTTTGCACCGCCTTGTTTTCCTGCGTAGTGCTTGAGTGCCGTGCTAATATCGTTGTCTGCCTTACCTCCCTATCGATGGGCAGGGTTGAGCCCCTGATATATACGTTGCCATCTTTATGGTAGGCTTCTATTACCAAGCGTCCGCGTTGCTGTCGGAAGACGGCACTATCGGGCAGGTTCAGCAAGCTCTGCATCGGCAGCGTCAGCATCGCCGTGTCCGCCGCTATCTTCTGCGCTTCCGTCGTTGTCAGCATCTGTAGCGAGCTGCTTTGTAGGAAGCTGCTTTCTTGACGGAGAGAGTCGCTTTGAACTTCGCTTTGCACCAGCGTTTGCTTCGACCTGCAACTCATGACTGATAGGGCAAGTACCGCGGTGAGGGCAATACTGAATAGCTTCAATAGCCCGCGAAAGGCGGTCGAGCGACCGCTTGATGCGTGCGCTTTCGGCGCATGCCTTATCAAGCTCTTCTTGTAATGAATTGATTGTTTTTTCATTCTTTTTCTGATTTTCTACTAATAATGCTGAAATATCCTCGTACATCGTTTTATAAGTGTCGTGCACGGCTTTCGCCGCCTTTGCCGACGCTGCTTTTCGATTTACGAGCCACGCAATGGCTGCTCCAATACCACCGGAAGGTATTGCCCATTGCAGTATTTGTAGGAGTGTCTCCATTGCGATTACATTTGTTTAAAGTTGTCTAATTCCTATGGACTTAAGCCACTGCTGCACGTTGAACGACGGGCAAGCCTTTGGCGCTATCTCGTTGTGTCCTATGATGCGTACCTGCGGGAAACGACGGTGGAAGTCATACACGTAGGCTGCCAAGGCGTTACGCTGTGCCTCCGTGCGTGTGTCCTTCGGTGTGCCGTCGGCAGCCACGCCGCCCACGTAGACGATGTGGCGGGCTACGGCGTTGTAACCCTTGGCACCGTTGGTAACTTCAAAGGCATCAACCTGCATATCCTCGTTGTTGCGCACCAAGCGTTCCACCTTGCCGTCGAGGTGTATCATGTCAGTGTACCCAACCTGTTTCCAACCCCGACCGCCTTCTGCCTTCGGAGCAGTGTGCCAGCGGTGGATTTCGTCAGCTGACACCTCACGCCCCTCGGGGGTAGCTGTGCAATGTATTACTAAGTACTTTAGCTGCATGGTCGTTACGCTGATTTGCCTTGAACTATGGCAATAAGTCCCTTGACATCTTGACGCATCGGGCGACCGCCGGCACGCACAAGGAACGAGTATATATCACCGTAATAGGCGGGGTCTTTCTCATTTTCAAATACGTTCACTTCACCCAATGCACGGCACACACTGTTTTCGTGCCAAGCCAAGCCTGCCGCAAGGTCGGTAGCCGCACCTTCGGCATCTTCAGCTTTCTTTACGATGCCGTCGCCGTAAACGGCAACTTCCGAGCGCATCATTACGCTGAAGCTGAACAGCTTGCCCAAAATACCGCGCTGTGCGTCAGCACTGGCAAGGAACGCCTGATTTTGTACAGATGTAAGGTCGCCAAGCAACTGGTCGTACATGTACGCATCAAGCAGCAGATAGCGACCTTCCTGCGGTACGTTGTCTGCGTTGAACTTTACCATCAATTTCTGAACGTCGGCACGGCAAAGTGCCTTTCTGTTGCCGGTAGCCTTATCTGTATGCGCACTCACGGAAGCACCAGTTGTCTGCACGCAGTGTTCCTTTTCAGGAAGCCAGCTGTATATCATGCTTTTTGCAACTTCCTCTTGCAGTGCCGCCTTATCCTGACGCAACACGCTTTCGCGCTTGTTGTACGACAGTTCTACTGTGTCTGCGTGTGGAATACGGATTGGATCCGTCGTGAACTCATCAAGGTTGAATGTCAAATCAACGTCAGTACGTGTGTTTACATCTGCGGGGAAGCTGGTGCGATTCTTCTTCGTTTTTGACGGTGCGCCAGCATTGGAAATGTGCACCGTTTTTCCCATTTCTACAAACTCGTCGGCATTGAACGCCTTGCTCAAGAAGCTATTGTCAGCGAACAAGCCTTCTTGGATAGCATTTATCCAAATTTCTCTTTGTATAGCCATTTATTACTTATTTTTAATTTATTATTTTTGTTTACTTACTGCCACCTACATGTTGGGCTTTGTGCCGAAACGCTGCTCGAATTTTTCGACATAGATGTCGGGGTGATTATCTTTGAGCTGTGTCAGCTTGCCGGCACGGTCGAGTTCGTCCCATGTCTTGCTCTTCCAGTCGCCCATGTCCACACGCTGTGCGCCGCTTTGAATTTGCGCTGTTACGCTTTGGCGTACTGGTATAGCTTCCAAGGCTGCTTTTGCACCGGTGAAATCACGGTCGAACATGGCAAGGAAACTTTCTTTGCCCTTGGCGTCGATGCGCCCGTCCTTTACGGCGGCATCAACAAGGGCTACTGCCTGCTCCTGTTCTTTCTTCTTCTGCTCCGCCTTCTGTGCGTCGATGGCATCGGCAAGCGTCCTGTTTTCTTTTGCCAATCGGTCGTTATTAGCAATAAGCTCGTTTACTTTACCCACGATGTCAGCTTCTGAAGCAGCATCGCTCAAATTTAAAATCTGCGTTAATTTTCCCATCTTATTATTATTGAAAATGTCCTGTAATTCCGTGTACTCCATTGTTGCCGTAGGGGTGCTGTGCTTTGAAAAGTTACCCATGTTCACAAGGTTGCCCTTGCTGTCATACAGTGCCAAGGCGTTGTGGTTCGCACCGATGGTTACGATACTGGCTTCCCGTGCCGTCCATTTCGTTACGGTAGGTGAGGTTTGCCCTGGTAGCATCAGGTCGTAAGCGTCGCTGGTTTCCTGCGCCCATGCACCGATAGACGCCATGCGCAAGAAGTCGGTGTCTACCTTCTTCTGTACCTCCACGGCGCGGGGGTCGGCTTCATCGAAGACGGCATCGGCTAATATCTGCGTGCCTTCTATTCGTATGTTCTCCCATCTGCCAATAGGCATCTTCCAGTCGTCGTGGTTCAGCAGCATGACGGGGTTCTTTCGGAACTCTTCCAAGTTAGCCCCGGAAGTCAGCATGCGAAAGCCGTAGGTGTTCACTGTTTCGTCGTGTAATATGAATGTTTTTTTGCTCATCGCTTTTGAATGTTTTGCGATGCAAAGTTAAGGCAAGAAATATGTGTATGCAAACTACAAAATACTGACATACAGTGTATTGTAAATATTATACAATGAATCTGCAACGCTTGCAACGCCATTATTTTTTGCGCTTATTATATGGTAACTTTGCAACAGATAAATACAATAAAAATGGACATAAAGAAGAAGAAGGAGCTGGCAAAGCTCATATTTTTACGGCAGCCAAACATTACGCAGCAGGAGCTTGCCGACCGCGTGGAAGTATCACGTGTTACTATCGGTAAGTGGGTGAAAGACTGGGAAAAACTAAAGCTCAACCTTCTGCAGACACGCGAGGAACGCATCAACTCGACGCTGATGCAGCTTGACCAGTTGGACCGCGCCATTGCGACAAAGCCCGAAGGCATGCAATTTCCTGACAAGAACGAATCACAGATACGGCGGAAGCTGACGGAAGACCTTGCCGCACTGGAGCAGGACGCTTCCATTCGCGATATATATAATGTAAGCCGCCGCTTGCTGGACTGGCTGCGTCCCCGCGACCTTGAAAAGGCAAAAGAGATAGCCAACTATTTTGATGCATATATAAAAGAACAGATGAGCAATGGGTAAGGTAGATGACATGCAGGCGCTGAAAGAATGGCGTACTTATTATAACAATTTAAAAAAAGATACTGCGGTCGATGAGCTTTCGCCGCTTGAACGCACGAAGAAGCTCGAGTATTTGGAGAAACACCCCGTTGCGTGGATAAAATTCTTTTTTGGGCAATATGCCACCCACGAATTTGCCCCATTCCACATTAAAGCCATCAACCGTATTTGCAAGAATGAAGAGTGGTACGAGGTGCTTTCATGGAGTCGTGAGCTGGCAAAATCAACCACCGTTATGATGTGCGTAATGTACCTTGTATGTACGGGAAAGAAGCGCAATATACTGCTTATCAGCAATTCAAAGGATAACGCCACCCGCCTGTTGAAGCCATACAAGGACAGCTTCGAGCGCAATTCGCTGCTAAAGGCTTATTACGGTGATTTGCGCGAATTTGGTTCGTGGACGGCGGAGGAATTTTCCCTTACCAACGGTGCAGCCTTTCGCGCGCTGGGTGCAGGCGAAAGCCCCCGTGGTACACGTAAGGACGAAGTGCGTCCAGACTGCATATTAGTAGACGATTTCGACACCGATGAGGACTGCCGCAACCCTGACATTGTAAACAAGAAATGGGACTGGTTCGAAGGTGCAGCGTTCCCAACGCGAAGCATCAGCGGCAAGCTGCTGGTAGTGTTCTGCGGCAACCTCATTGCCCTTGACTGCTGTGTGAAGCGAGCGGGCGAGAAAGCCGACCATTGGGATATAGTAAATATACGCGACAAATACGGTAAAAGCACATGGGCGGCGAAGAATAGCGAAGAAGACATCGACAGAACACTGGCGAAAGTGTCTACCCGCATTGCCCAGCAAGAATTTTTCAACAACCCCCTTTCGGAAGGCGAAGTGTTTAAGGAAATGACGTGGGGCAAATGCCCGCCCCTTTCAAAGCTCCAGCTTGCCGTAGCCTACGGCGACCCTGCACCCTCAAATTCACGCAACAAGGCAACATCGTTTAAAGCACTTTTTCTTATCGGCTATTATGACGGCAATTTCTACATATATAAAGGCTACCTCGACCACGTGGTGAACGACGAATACGTGAACTGGTATTATTACCTCCGCGACTACGTGGCAGACAAGTGTCAAGTGTACTACTTCATTGAGAACAACAAATTGCAAGACCCGTTCTATGAGCAGGTGTTCTTGCCGCTGTTTGCCGCCAAAGGGCAGGAAAAGGGTTTTATACCCATTTCGCCCGACACGCGCAAGAAACCCGAGAAATTCGACCGCATAGAGGGCAATCTTGAACCACTCAACCGTCAGGGGAAGCTGATACTCAATATCGACGAAAAGGACAACCCACACATGCAGCGCTTGGAGGAGCAATTCTTGTTGCTTAACAAGCGTATGAAAGCCCCCGCTGACGGTGTAGACTGCATCGAGGGCGGTTGGTACATTCTCAATTCAAAGATACGCACCTTGACAGTGGACAGCTACACCATTGGGCAACACAAACGAAGCAACAAAAGATATTAAAATATGGAACAGTGGACTTATACAGGCGGCTTCCTGTCGCCACAGGAAGTGGAAACGCACCTTTACAAGGAGGCTATAGATACCATCAGCCGAGAAGATGACACCATACTACTTGCTGCCATCGACGCCGCCGTGCAGGAAGCGGCAGGCTATCTCGGCGCATACGACAGGGCGAAAATATTCAACCAGCCAAAGCCGAAGCAGCGCAACGAATTGCTGCTGACATTCGTAAAGGACATTGCCGTGTGGCATTTCGTAAACCTTTGCAATGCCGGGGCGGAGCTTGAATTGA